AGGCTTTTTATTTAGTAATAATGCAACGTGGTCTATATCTAGTGATGTAATTCTTCTTAATGGATATTTATCTGCTCTTTTTTCCACTACGTCAATCGGATTTTTAAATCCAAAACTCCAACCTGTTAGCTTATCAGCATTTTGCACAACTTCGGGATCGGATGTTCTTAATTCTGCGTGTAAACCGATATTATCTTCGACTAAAACCAATGAACTATCTCTTGTTTCTGCAATCACTCGACTTTCGTTATGGTCTAATTGTGCAGTTACATTATCAACCTTTTCTAAGGCTCTCTGAAAAACTTTTTCTTCGATGATTTCGTTTACTACTCCATCTTTTTGAGTTATTACAGGCTTAGATTCTCTCACTACTGCATTTACATATCCACTAATATGTACTCCGTCTGCTCTTACTTCAACTTTCAAGATTATCACTTCCTTTCACATCGTCATTTTCATCATCTTCAATATCTTCAACATTCATCATATCAGCCTTACCCGTATTCGGTGTGTATATCTCTTTTGTTTCTAAATCATATAATACTGAGTTTAACCCTAAGTTAATCCAGTTTATGCCGAATGCCTTATCGTTTTCCATGTATCGAACTTCATCAATCTTTTTAAATCCTGCATCAATTGCGACCTTATACGCATCATATCTCGATTTTAAATCTCCCTTAAGAATTTCTCTTGTGTCAAATGAATAAAAATATACTTCTTCTCCACGTTTTTCTTTTTCAAGGAGCAAATCACGATTAAGTGAACATTCTATCATTCTAAGCATTGGCAAAACTGCTTTTTTGAATGTCGCATTATATGTTTTTTCGTCAACATTGCCTTGCATAAAATCAAGTGTTAAGGCGAATAATTCGAATATCTCGGTCGAGTTTGTCTTTTTGTTTTCGTTAAGTTGCATTTCAACTGATGTATTACTTGATTCTTTAAACTCAAGTCCATCATTCAACACAACTACTGATTCAGTATTGTTGCTATATAAATTTTTAAATGCTACCTTTAATGCATCAATTACCTCTTGCGATAATTTTTTAGTGGCTTGCAAAAATCCTTTTTTATTTCCACCCTTTTTAACAAGTTGCTCCTCAAATTTTAGCGATTCGTATGCTACCGATAAAATCAGATTAGATTCAGTAATTATACTTGTTCCACTTGCTCCATCTTTTGTATTTCTCAAAAATCTCAAAAAATTAAATGGTTTATATTCCTTACCATTTACAAGATATGATATTTCTTTAAATATCGGATCTGTATTTTTTAAAACCGATATAAAACTTTCCTGGACATAGTTTAATGATTCTACTTTATTACCAACCTTGTTGATATAAGCAAAACCACCTTTCCCGAGATAGTAGTCCTCAAGTATTGCTTTCCAAAACTGTACGGAATCCAATGCATCTCTTGTTTCATCATTAAGCAATTTAACTCTTGTATCTCCAATTACTTCATCTACTTCTCCATTTTTTTCTTTATATAGCTTAATCGGTATCATTGATACTGTATTTGCTATAAATTCTATAGATGATTTAACTGCTGGTATGCTTAAGGCTTTTTCTCTCGTCATTGCCTCACCAGATATCAGTGACTGCAAAACCACGTTGTTATCTGGAGCTATTAAATCAGATCGTTGTTCTATATTTTTCTTTTTATTAAATAATGCCATATATATTCCCTCTCCGACTAAATAATCTGCGAAAATCCGTAATTATTACCATCTAATTCTTGTTGCAATAAATAGACTGCATTTATTGTACTTGCTACCATATCTATTTTACCACTACTTTTCTTTTTATTCAAGTACCTATTTTGATTTGTGTCATAAGTACATTTCGCATTCTGAAAATTCTGCTCGTAAAGAGTATTTTTTTCATAAGCAAACTTTTTTTGCAGGATAGATTCATGTAATAACTTTGTCGGTCTATGCAATATTTTTGAGTGCTGCTTGACCTCAACTGTCGTCAATCCATTTTCTTCTAACTTTCCAGCAGTAGATAAGCAGTTCATCCAATCGTAGCCTAGTTGTATTATGTTTACTTTATATTTTTCTTCAATGCTTAATATAAAATTTTCAACAAAAGTATAAGATATAACATCATTACCACAATCAAAGCAATTACCCTCACGGATAAATCTGTTATAGTCTGTTCGTTCAATATTGTTCTTTTCAACAATTCTGTCTGTTGGAATAAATGCCCACGACTTAGACATTATTACTTCTTTTTCAAAATCGTATGAAACCATAGACACTGATACATTATCGTCAGTTTTTGCCATGTCTAATCCTAAATATACATCACGTCCAACCCAATCTATATTATCAACCTTACATTGTCTAACTTTATCTATTGGTATAAATGCCTCTCCCGATGATGATGGCACAAAATGGTTCATACATTTAGTCAGATATTCTTCTTGTTCGCTAGGTTTTGCTAGTGCCGACTTTCTTGCATCTCTGATTTCTTCGTAATTTCGCTCAATCCTTAATGGATTCGCCATATACATTCCGATATCATCCCATAAATGATCTTCGCTCGCATAATAAACTAATGCAAATAACCTATCATTTTCTTCTGTGCCTGCATAGATCTTCTTCAAGTAGTCTAATTCTTCTAGCATTGGAGATTTATCTTCAGCATAAGCAGTAGTTAATTTAAACATCAATGGATTCTTGACAGATTTCTGTCCCGACTTCATCGCATTAACATTTGAAGTATCTCTCATTGCTCCGTATTCATCGGCAATAAAAGCAGATGCACGGATAGAGTTGTTTGAGTTCGCCATTGCAGTTCTTGGTTGAAAAGTCGAGTTTGTTAATGTGCAAATTGTTCTACCACTTAAGGTTTTTGGAATCTTGAAGTATTTACCGACTAATGGACTAACATCTAATATCTGCATTATTGCTTTTTTAATCTCGCCCGCCAAATCTCGGTCAAGGCATATAGAATAAAATTCTGAATACTTTGGTTCGGTTAGCATAAGAATAATTATAATCAATGCTGCGTCAAATGTTTTTGCATTCTTCCTGGCAATAAATAAAATGATTTCTCTATATCGGAATCGTTCCTCATCATTCTTAAATCTCCAACCAAATATCCCAACAATAAAAAATGCCTGCATGGGTTCTAATCCATCATAAATTGAACCACTTACAAATCCTGTAGCAAAATTAAGCAGCTTTAAAAGATTTTCGATAATCTTTAATTTTTCTTCATGGAATCTATAAGCAAAATTATCATCGTTTTCTTTTTCCCTATCCGACAAGAACCATTCGCACTGTGTAGCAACTTCATCTGTTGTTATTTCAGCACCGGATTGTATGAATTTTTCTAGTTCTTCAATGGTTATATCGTTACCACTAACTACACTTTTTGCGTATTGCGTGGCTTTTTCAACTAACATTCAATCAACCACCTTTCAATGCTTTAATTAATTCATCTTCTTCTTTTTCTACTTTTTTCGGGATAGACCTTAATGCACCTGCGATAGTGAAGAGATTTTCTTTTTCGATCGCAAATAACATTGATCGCTTTGCATCTAGTATCTTATCTATCTTATTCATTGCATCTGTTAATATCGCAAGCTGCTTTGTTAGATTTGTTAATACTTCAATTCTTTCTTCAAGAGTATTATCTGCAGCCAATAATTTAAATGTTGCTCTTATTTCTGTAAAAGTTTCCCATGAGTAGTCACGTTGTTCTTTTAAGTGGATACATTCTGCAAGTAGTTCACAATAACGATTAATTACAGTTTCATATGATGCATCGTTCTTTTCTATCTTTGATAATATTCTACAAACTCTTAAAAATTCTTTATGTGCAGTTGGATCACTTTTTACAGATGGAGATTCTAAGATCTTTCCACCGGCCAATATTTCTCTTTCTGCTTTTGCTCTTTGTTCAATTTGTTTTTTTGTATAATGCGACCTTGATTCAATTGTCAATACTGACGCAGGTTTACTTGGTCTTGCCATATTTTTTCTCCTATCCGTAAAATTATTCTAAATAGTAATGATTACTGTTTTCATTTGATAAGTGGATTATTTTTTAAGTGAGGG